ATCGGTTAATTGACAAGTCATCGAAAGCTTTCTTATTTTACCATGTTCAGGACCTTGTTTTTCATATGGTTTATCCCAACCATCACAATGCCAATCATAATATTGATTGAGTTTATATTTTGTAAATTGACAAGACTCTGATCTATCCCATTCAAAATTCCAACCTGCAGCTCTATTTGCTTGATGAATGTATGGGTGCAATTCTCTATATATCCATGGATCATTGAGCCATACTAAATCTGAATTTCTTTTTCTTTTCATATCTTTTATTTCTTCTTTAGTAAGTTCTCTATCTCCATACCCACCAGTTCTCGCCATAGTTTCTGCTTGTGATAAACCATATTTAATTATGTCATCACATAGTTTTGGCGGTATTGCTGAAGTAAAATACCAGTAATAATTAGATATATTCATAAGTTATTGTTTGAACAAAATTCAAACTATCTTTCTGTCTGTTGTTTAGATAATACATATTAGTTGATGGAAACATGATAAACATATTATCTTTTAATTCTATATCCCAACTTCTTCCTTTTCTTCTATTATCATCATAAAAGATTCTCACCATACAGTTATTAGTTTTTACACCATAGAGTAAAGTGTAATCAGGTGAGTTTCGTAAATCGACTGGATCAATATTGAGTAAAGGAATTGTCTGTTGATTGGGTTTGTACATATCACCCCAAGTTCTTTTATTCACTAATTGAAAACCATATTCTAAATTTATATGCTCACGCATATAAGTATTTAACATGTCCCAAGTTCTTGAAAATGGAAACTCTGAATCAGTAAATGTAGATTGTAAAATGTCGCCTGATAATTTATCTCGATCTATTTCAAAACCTTTAGGCATTGAAACATCACCGAAGTATAAAGCTTGCTCTGTTAAAACTTTCTTTTGCATACCACCACCAGATATATATTATGCTAGACTATTTGTCAAATCCCAGGCTTGAGTTTCTTCATTCCAAACGTAAGACCATCTATAAGTGTTAGCCTCGTTTTGTGAAGTTTGTTCTGCAGTTAAGGCAGGTGCATCACCGATTGGAGATTGCCATCTAGCTTCTGCATTATTTTTTACCCATGAAGCATATGGTTTTTTAGGCCAGAAGATTTGATCATCTTCGTCCCAAGTATAACCAATACCTGCATAGTTTCCTCTAAATGGAGTTCCACCGTTTTTATGTTGGTTGCCTGATGTATTATATGAAGTTTGAATCCACATTTGTGCAGGCCAATTATTGTGTTGTTCTAAATATTGTTGACCTACTGCTTCGTCTTCTACTCCATCAGCATTTAACATATCAGAATTATTCAAGGTTAATACTTGAATAACTTTTCCGTTTGCTCCTAGTTTTGCAAAATGTGCCATAATGTTTCTCCTTATATATGTTTTTTAATTGTTTGTAAATATATCATTATTATTGAAATTTGTACCTAATAATAACAATTCCACCATTACCATTTCCTCCAGCTCCATATGCTGCTCCACCTCCGCCACCGCCACCACCGATAGGAGATCCTGGAGAACCTGAAGATCCTCCTCTTGCACCAGATGAATAAGTTACAGGAGATCCTGATATTAAATTTATTACTCCAACTCCACCAGGGCCACCACTTTGAATACTTGGAGATGAATTACTACCAACACCTCCAGCACCACCACCTCCACCACCACCAGAATCACCAGGAATTGTTCCACTATTACCACCATTATTTCCTTGTGATGGACTTACAGGTGGAGTATTACCTGAACCGCCTGAAGATGGTCCTGGTACTCCTGAAAAACTAGATGCCCCACCTCCACCTCCTCCTGAACCACCATTACCACCAGTTTCCCCTAATTTTGCTCCATAACCACCTCCTGTAGATGTAATTGTACTAAAAATTGAATTCGAACCTTGATTTCCTGGTGTGGTTGAACCTAAACCTGAAGAACCACCTGAACCGCCACCACCTACTGTAATTGGATAACCTTGAGCTGTTACTGGTATTGAACCAGCTCCACAAGATGGGAACGATTTTCTAAGTCCACCTGCACCACCACCTCCTCCTAAATCGGCTCCACCTCCACCACCACCAGCACTTACTAAATAATCTACATTATTTGGCCCACCGAATGGATTACCTACGGAACAAACTGTAAAAGTACCAGGTCCTGTGAAAGTATGTATTTTATAATCACCACAACAAGTTATTGTTCCGCCTGTAGCTACAATATATTCAGGAGCTACTATATCACTTGCCTTCGAAGCATCAGTTAAAACCCAACCTCTTGTTGAATCGACATAGATAAAATTTAATGCTGCACCTTCATCAGAAACAGTAAAATTAGTTGTTAAACCTTGAATTTTATTTCCATTAGGATCAATAGTTAAATTATTAGTATCAAAAGTATTTGCGTAATCTTTTAAACCAATTACATTACCAGCAGAAGGTGTTGCTGGAAAAGTTACAGTAATTGCTGCTGATGTTGTATCTACAAAATATCCTGTTTGACTCACTGCTGTAAAAGCAGAAGTTTTTTTAGTTGTATCCCAATCTATTTTTTGAATTCCTGAAATAGTTCCTGCATTAGATAATGTTACACCTGAAGGTATAGAAACCGTATCGCCACTATCTCCGATAGTTTGTGTTGTCCCTTTTCTTGGACTAATTTTATTTGTCTTAAATTCGCTCATAGTTATTGATATTTGTATCTGATGATAACTATTCCTGAACCACCTGCTCCACTAGTACCACCATTATTATTATCTCCGCCAGCACCACCTCCACCACCTGTATTTGTTCCACCAGGTACTCCATCATTAGTTGTTGCAGGTGTTGGATTATTTCCTCCTAAACCTCCTACACTACCAGGAGAAAAAACAGATGCACCTCCTCCTTGACCATAATTTACAGAGCTTCCTGAAATACTTGTGTCAACACCACACCCTCTAGTACCACCAGTGCCTGAACTACCATTACCTCCAGCAGCTCCAGCTCCACCTCCGCCTCCTCCAGAATTGTTAGTTGATGGCCAGGTTAGTGCATAATTATCTCCACCTGGATTACCTTGTGAAGGACTTACAGGGGGGGTATTACCTGCTCCAGCACAACTAAAAGGTACATTATCTGTTTCAATACCAGCTCCACCACCTGAACCACCTGCAGCACCAACAGTTGTTGGTCCTATAGAACTTACAGCACCACCTCCACCACCACCTGTAGATGTAATTGAACTAAAAATTGAATTTGATCCTGCATTACCTTGTGCACTACTACATTGAGGTTGCGGAGCTCCACCTCCACCAACTGAAATTGGATAACTTGTTGCTGTAACTGTTACTGCAGTTCCTCCAGGATTGCCATTTAATGGACTGGCTGTATAACAATCTGCTGGACCTTTATATTCTCTAAAACCACCAGCACCACCTCCACCTGCTCCACCGTTTCTTGAACCACCTGATGCACCACCTGCTACAACCATATATGAAACTGTATTTTCAGCAGAAACTCCTGAAAGTTGAGAAACACAAAAAGTTCCTGGACCTGTAAAGGTATGTATTTTGTAATCACCACAAGTAGTTATTGTTCCTCCAGTTGCAATAAGTGATTGTTTATTTATGTCAGAAGCTTGTGCTGCACCTGTTGAAACCCAACCTTGTGTTGCATCTACATAAATTAAAATAATTGATAAACCTTCTGTTGAAATTATAAAATCATTTGCAGTCCCTTGAATGTTAGAACCATTTCTTGCAATGGTAATATTGTTTGTATCTGCTGTATTTGCGTAATCTTTAATTCCTACAAAATCACCAACTGAGGGTGTTGCTGGAAGTGTAACTGTAATTGCCCCTGAAGTTGTATTTACAAAATAACCATTACCAGCGACTGCTGTAAATCCTGCTGTCTTTGCTGTAGTGTCCCAAGATATATCTGTAACACCTGATGAAGTTCCTTGAACATCTAATGTAACACCTGCTGGTATAGAGATAGTATCCCCACTGTCGCCCAGTGTGACTGTTCCACAGTTTGTTGTTGGTGTAATTTTATTAACTTTAACTTCACTCATATTGCCTTATTGTTCTTGGACTAATTTTATTTACTTTTACTTCACTCATAATTTACCTATTGATATTTATACCTTATTATAACAATTCCGCTACCGCCAGCTTTAGCTGAACAAGCATTGCAAGGATAACCACCGCCTCCACCTCCACCACCAGTATTAGCTGTACCTGCTGTTCCATTATCACCATTACCTCTTGAACCAGTGCCACCACCACCTGCTCCACCTGATGCTTTTCCTGGTGCTTGTGTTCCGCCTGGTTCAAATCCAGAACCACCTCCACCACCTCCTGCGTAAGTTGTAGGAGATGCACTAATACACGTTGTTACACCAGCTCCACCATTACCTGCATTTCCTGGAAAAGCTCCATTAGAACCAACAGCACCAGCTCCACCACCGCCACCACCTCTGTAACTTGCAGTTGGACCTGTAGGAGGAGAAGATAAACCATTTCCTCCATTATTTCCTTGAGACGGACTTACAGGTGGAGTATTTCCAGTTCCTCCAGTATTAAGTGGTCCTGGATATGGAAGAGAAGCTCCTCCTCCACCAGATCCTCCATTTCCAGGAGAGGGAGTTATATGAGAAGTTCCTCCTCCTGCTGATGTTATAGTTGAAAAAGTTGAATCAGAACCTGCGGCCACATTTGGACCAGGATTACCTGCTGCTCCTCCACCACCTACTACAATTGGATAAGATTGAATTGAAACAGGTAAACCTGTCGGTGCATTTAATGGACTAGCTGTGTAACAATCTGAAGATGCCTTTCCTTCTCTAAATCCACCTGCTCCTCCTCCACCAGCTCCACCACAACCCCCACAGCTAGTTCCACCACCACCTGCTACTACAAGGTATGAAACTGTGTTAGAACCTGCTGCATTTCCTGCACACGTAACTGTAAAAGTCCCTGGTCCAGTAAAAGTATGAATTTTAAAATCACCACAACAAGTTACTGTTCCGCCTGTTGCTACAATATATGTAGGTGCAGTTTCAATATCATTTAAGTTTGATGTTTCAGTAAGTTTCCAACCTTGTGTTCCATCTACATAAACTAAAAAACATCCTGAATTATTTTTTGAAATTGTTAAATCTGAAGCAGCTCCATTAATATTAGAACCATTTCTTGCAACAGTAATATTATTTGTTGCAGCTGTTCCTGCGTAATCTGCTATAGCAACTATATCTCCCGAACTTGGTGATGTTGGAAGTGTAGCTGTAATAGCTCCACTTGTCGTATTAACAAAATAACCATTTCCTGAAACCGCTGTGAATGAAGCTGTCTTTGCAGTCGTATCCCAATCCACTGTACCTGTACGACCAAAACCTGTTTGTG